AAAATAACCTTTTGATAAATTTAACTTTAGTAATTTACCTTTGTATTGTTGTTTTACAGTTTTATTTGCAAAATAACAAAATTTCTCTACAAGCCTGTCTTTTGACCTTATTTTTCCAGTATTTGAAGCTTCATAATAATTTTGATAAGCGGGTATGTTTTTCCAAATTTCCATTTATAAATCCTGTAATGTAGGTTTAATAAATGGAATTATACATTAATCGCAGTTGGCCCATGAATACCATTGTTTGTAATAAGCTTTAAAAGATTCAAAGCCTTGGCCCACAAGGATACAGCTTCCCTGCGGCTGGACCAAATAAAACTTTTCTACTACGGTTTCGTTATCTGTATTGCCATAAACAATAACGACAATAAAATCTTCTTTTGCGGCTAATGATTGTAATAATATTTGTTGGCCCTTACTAACTTGTTCATTGGGCCGTTTCCATTCCATTACAAAAAACTTGCCTTTACGCTCACATATTCCATCTACATTGCTTGGTACGAAGTGCGGGTTAGATTCAATTACCCCTTTAAATTCTGAGTAATCTGTATGCGTAGCGTAGGCATTACGCATGAGTTTATTGGTTAGCATAGTCCACGCTAAGTTGCTCTAGCTTTTCGGCAGATTCAGCAATATCTACGGCTATCTCCATCATTACTAAGCCGTCGCCTTTTTTCAAAGCTTCGTCATACATGCGGATAAGGGTTTTTAGAATTAAGAATTCTTCTGTTAAGGTCATCATACGGTGAATTTCTCCAGTTGTCGGTTATTAGCACTCTCTGTCTGCCACGCTTGAAAACGCATCTTAGCGGCTTCCAAGGCCCATTTGTATTCTTCTGCCCGTGCAGTTGCTTCGCCTATTGCATGCCCTAGGTTTACATATTCTTCGCTGGCGTAAGCTTCGCGCTCTTGACCACCTAAAGATTGTTCTCCTGATTTCTTCATCATTATGGCTTTTAGGCTGGACTTATATACTTCAAGCTGGGCCAATTCGCCTTTAGCTTGCGCGTAAGCGGTTCGGTTGTTGTATATGTAATTAATTGCTTCATGGGGCGAATATTCTTTTTCTTCTATCATTTCTCTTGTGCCTTTTTTAGTATTGCAAACACTTCGTCATATACAGTATTGCAAGCATCTAACCATCCATCTGAATAAGTATTCTCATATTCTTTGTGTGGACTAACATCATCAGCAACGCACTTTATTGTGGATAAAATCAATTCTTCCTTATCTGTATAAGTATTTCGTTCTTTAAGAATTCGCTCTACTGTCTGCATCTTGAACTCATCATTAGGTATTGTTGCAATCTCTTGAGCAGTAAGACCTTTCCAATCAATTCTTTTCATCATTTTTCTTGTGCCTTTGTTAATATTGCTCTAGCAAATTCAATACAGTTGTTTGATTTGCAGTTGTCATACACTTCTGTTATTTCTGCATCACTTAACTCTTTAAATTGCGGTGTATAGGTAACAGTAGTAACAGTTTCTTTAAATGTCGGTGTTTCGTAAATCCTGTATTCAGGAGTTTTCCAAAAAATCATTTTTCACCCGCTTTCTTTAGTATTGCTTTGTTCATTTTTGCCATCCATGCAAAGTTGCAAAAACAAAGAAAGCGGTAAATATAAAAACTCCAGCTATTGTTCCAAATACAATCGCATTGACATACAGATATGCTAGTTTTGCCACTTCTAGTAAGTAGTCTTTAAATATTTGTTTCATTTCTCTTGTGCCTTTCTTAGTATTGCTCTAGCAAAATCAAATGGGCTAAATCTTCCGCTTCTGTGTATTCTCTCATCTTTCTTTTTCCAAATCACCAAATTCATTTACATATTCAAGCTCTTTAATTGTTTCATTGAGTTTTTCAATAGTATCTTCAGCCATATTCCAAGCCATCTTGTATCGAGTAACTTCTTTATTGAGTTTGATGTTCTCCGTGTGCAGTTTATTCAACATTTCAGAGCATTCTCTTAAATACTTATCGCTATATTGCTCGTCATTTTTTCTGTATAAATTAATCCAAACTGCCATTTCTTGTGGTGTCATTATCTATATCCCATTTCTTTATTAATCAGCTCAGTTTTTAAAATATTGTTGCTTGATTTAAGTCTTTCTATTTCAGCTTGTTGCTGTTTATATCTATTGACTAATTCTTGAAGCAACTCAGCATTTCTAAAACAGCCTGCTTTTTTAAGGATGTTAATTGTTGGCTGTTCAATAGTTACAATAAGTTGTTCATCAGCCAGTTCATTTGCGTTCATTTTTGTGCCTTTCTTAGTATTGCTCTAGCAAACTCTCGGTCATAGATAACCTGAAACTCTAGTGAGTAAGAAATACAGTTGCCTGTTGCATCGTCAGCCAGCTTCCATGCTTTCTTTCTAACTGCCTCAAGTTCGCCATCTGTTAGTTCTTTTACTGGATGGGTGTAATACTCAAAAGCCCATCCTTTATGGGTGTATCTATCTTCTTTTCGGCAAATATCAGATACACATTTAGGTTCAAATCCATCTCTAGCGGTAGCGGTTTGTGATGGATATATACGGACTTCACCAGTTTTTAAGCAAATAGCTTTGACTGGTTTGCATAAATTACCAAGGTCTTCACGACTATGTTTTTCGTTTTCTGATTTTGTAACCCATTCAAGGTTGCTTACATGGTTATTGGTCTTATCGCCATCTTTGTGATTAACTTCCATGCCGTCATGGGATGGTGGCAAAAATGTCAAAGCAACCAACCTATGAACTGAAGTTTGAGTTCTTTTGTTATCTACCCATAAATCAGCCTTTACATAGCCAGCACCCATTAAATTCTTGGCTAAACATTTATTGCTTCCAATTCTGCGAACATCGCCCTGATTGGAAACTTCATAAAATCGTTCAAAGCCAAATGCTGGCATCCATGCTACTGGTTCATTGTTCATATCAAATCTTCCTTTTTATATCCTTTATCTTGCAGGGCTTTTTCTAACTTTCTTAAGGCGCGGGCCAGTATTTCAGCTACGGCTTGGTGGCTTACACCTTCTGCATTTGCTATTTCTCGCAATGTCATAGGTTCGTTCATTTTGTTTGCATCCATAAACCTATACACCCTACGGAATAACCTAGAAACGCTACACCTAGGCCAATGTTGTCTTTAAAAAACGAATCCATTGCAGTTACAAAATAGATTACGCCTACCGTTGCTACTAGCCATGAACTCATTTAACTTTTACCTTTTTGAGTGCTTTTTTAAGCCAAAAAAGCCATTGTTTGCGCGTCATTGATTTGTTCATTTACCTAGTCTTTTCTTTATTAATTGTTTGATGCGTTCTTCTTTTTCAGGGTATTGGGCCAGCAATCTAACGACTTCAGGCCATCCCCTGCGTTTTGCTACGCCGATATACCAATCGACCAAGTAGTTATCAGAGTTGTTCTTCAAGTTGCTTTATCTTCTGACTAATGCGCGCCCGCCATTGTTGCCAGCCTTCACCGGCATACGCTTGCACTCCTACTTCTTGGGCTTTTTTAATGGTCAATTCTTCGCTGGAATACCATGGCAATTCGGGTTTCTTTATCTTTTTAACTTCCATGTCTAATTCATCTTCCCAGCGGCCTTGATTTAACCAAGTAGCAGGGTGAGGAATAAAGTCTTTTTCCGTCTGTTTTAGCTTCCAGTATTCAAGATGATTAGGAAGGGCGGCATAAGCGTCGTCTTGTTCCTGACGGGTTAGCCTGTCCCAAGACTTCTCCGCGGCCCTACGCCCCTGCTTTCGCGGATACAGGGCATAGAATTCAGAGAAGTTCATTTAACTGGCTCCTTAACGCGGCGCATTCTTCTTCAAGCGTTGTAATAATGTTTTTTTGCGCTTTTAATCCTTTAACTACAAAAGCATCATTAGATTCATGCCAAGAAACTTTTTCTTTAAGTTTTTTGTTTTCAATTTCAAGTTCTGACATACGCTTCATAGTGTTTGCAATGATTTGTTCTGTATGCAGATTCATTACCATCCCCTTGCTGTTGGTACTTGTGGCGCGTTAGGTACGCTAGGAATACTGTTAGGCGTTGATTGGTACATAGGTGCAGTTACTACGCCCTGATAGTTACCAGCAGGACCATAAAAGCTAGTCTGACCGTTAGTAGTTTGTGCTGAACCTTGATACTGGCCAGCAGGACCGTAAAACTGAGTGCTACCGCCGGTAGTCTGTACATTGCCAAGGTATTGCCCTTGTGGGCCATAAACTGCTTGGGCTTTAGCTGGAACGCCGTAGGCCATCATTGCACCAAGTACGGCCCCTAATAAACATGCTCCTAAAAAGTCTTTCATAATCTATTCCTTTTCTTTTTCACCGGACATTCGGTATGGGTAGATTAAGTTACCTTAAGTCTAGTGTCAAGCACTATTTGAAAAATTGTTGTAAATAAGTTAAGATAGCTAAACTATGAATCCAACAGCAATTATTAAACTTTTGGGTGGCCCCACTAAAGTAGCCAGTTTGGTAGGGGTAAGCGTTCCTGCGGTATCTATGTGGCAAAACAGTCAGATTCCACAAGACAAATTAGTAATTTTAGCGGCTCGACTGGAAAAAGAAAGCCACGGTTTAGTCAGTAGGAAGTCGCTTTTTCCCAACACTTTTCATTTAATTTGGCCTGAATTAAATTAATTGTTATACTGGCGTGGCAGATTCGAACCCTGTTTAGTACAAGAACTCCACACAAGACCCATTTGGGTTGCTTTGAGCGTTTAGTAAAGGTCGTGGAGTCCTTCATTAAGCGGTTCGACTTAGAGCAACCTAAATGGGTTTTTCTATTCTGCCTAGCCCGTTCTCATTGGTGTTGCAACGGTAAAGGCTGTAAATACCCCTAGAAACTACTACGCGCATTGCGCGCCCATTTGACCGTTATTGCTTGGTCATCTAAGGGAACCGTCCTGTATGGATAGACCGATGAGTGATAAAGACAGACCTAGGCACGACAAAGACATCGAAGCAATAATTTGAGCCAAAGAACTCAGTAAGACTAACAAGCTATTCCTCATAGTAGGGATAGCTATGTCCTGAATCTAGTAATCCTAACAAAAAAACAACAATAAAAATAATTACAAATAAACCTTGACGGGTTAAGTAAACTTAAGTATTCTACTAATACCGCAATGTCGCGGTGTTATAGAAAGGTACTCTTATGAGTGATACAGAACAGCAATGGGCCGACCAAGTACAGCTAGAGCGCGAACTTGAAGAAGCTTTCCAAGATATTGAAGATGGTCTTTTCCTGACCATGCGTCAAGTCGATTTACTCCGCTATGCCTGCGGACTACCTAAAAAACAAATCCCTAACACCCTACTATCTGAAGTCTTTGATGACTTCGCGAAAACCTTTGGAGCAAAAAAATGATTATTACCGACACTCAAAAAGACTTTAAGATTGCCCCTGCTGGGAATCACTTGGCCCGCTTGTACTCAATTATTGATATTGGCCATCAAGAAACAGTATGGAAGGGCGATACCAAAATTATGCACAAGGTTGTATTTACTTGGGAATTGCATGGTGAAGATAACGACGGCCAGCCTTTAGCTACTGACGACGGTAAGCCATTAATTGTATCCAAGCGTTATACCGTAAGCCTTGGCGACCAATCTACGCTTCGTAAAGACTTAGAATCTTGGTCCGGCAAAAAGATGACTGAAGAAGATAGAAAAGGTTTTGACCTTAAAACCTTGTTAGGTAAATTTTGCATGTTGTCCGTAGTGCATTCAGAAGATGGCAAATACGCCAATATTTCTAGCATTAATTCTGTCCCGTCTGCTATTCGTAACGCTATTCCTGAAGGCATTAACCAACCAATAAGCTTTTGGCTTAATGAATACACCCAAGCGCAATACGACGCATTGCCTAAGTATTACCGTGAAAAGATTGCTGAATCGTCTGAATGGCGCGGCAGTAAAGCTAAAGCAGAAATGGCGCAAGACAATAGCGATTTAGACGATTCGATACCCTTCTGATAGGCAAATATGATTATTCGTGAAAAAGTACAAGAATCTCAACATTGGTATCAAAAAGACGGAACTCCCGCTTATTCAATCGAAGGTAAAACAGGATTGCGCCCAGCAACTTTACGCGATGCGCGTAAATTAGATTTGGTCCCAAGTGTTACGACAATTATCGGACAGCTATCAAAAGCAGGCCTTGATACATGGAAACAACAGCAAGTCCTTTTAAGTGCGCTGACGCTTCCTAAAATTGCCACGGAAACCGAGCAGGAATGGCTAACCCGTGTAATGAAGGATTCCAAAGAAACCGGTCGCAAAGCCGCGGACCGCGGTAATGCTATCCATGAAGTTATCCAGTCATTTTATGAGAATGTACTGGCTGACTGGCCCCCGTATGTCCGGACCGTAGAGCAAACCATTAATGAACACTTTGGAAACCAGTTATGGACTTCTGAGCGTTCTTTTGCTCATGATGATGGCTTTGGTGGCAAGGTGGACTTATCTAGCCGTCAGGACGCATTACGGGGCTGGAAAGGGGCCGTAGTGGACTTTAAGACTAAAGATATTGCTTTGGATAAAGTCGATGTTTACTTTGAGCATATCCTTCAGCTTGCGGCTTACCGTCAGGGCCTTGGTACACCGGAAGCGCGTTGCGCGATTGTCTTTGTCAATGGGACCAGTAACGAAGTAAAGCTGATAGAAGTAGAAGAATCAGAATTGCGTCGCGGCTGGCTGTGCTACCACCATCTTTTGCAAGTTTATCAACTTAAAAACGGATTAAAATAGTAGTTCCTTCACGGGAACGGGGGAACGCGGATTTGGCTTCACATACTAGGGCTGTTAGTACCCCACCTACTTTTGTTGTTTTATTGCAAAATTGTGCTTTACAAGTTAAGATAACTTAAGTATTCTGACAATACTCAATATTGAGTGATATAGAAAAGGAATAGAAATGGCTAAAAATTATGTAGTGTCCCTGTATTGTGGCAACACTTATTTGGATGTTTACGGTTATGTAGATGCCGACGAACCCAGCGTAGGGCATGTAGGCGGTGTAGATATTGAGGATGTATGCATAGCCGATACCGATACCAGCGTATTAGAAATGATACATGGCCTTAATTGGGCTAAATTTGAAGAATCAGTACAAGAAGCTTACGCATCAAGGAATGACGCATGAACATACCCTACAACAACGGTAAAATACAAATTGGCAAGTATTACCAAAAGCCACGCTATGTAGAACAAGATAGCGACATGATTGCTATTCAGGGATGGCTTATAGGGGACAACAAGGCCGCCAAACGCGAAAGACTAGCCAATGTAGCTTATTGCTGGCTTTTGGTCGTAGCGGTCGTTTTAGCCGTTATTTACGCTTAATATATCTAAGACTTTATTAATCTGCGCTTTACGAGTATCAATGCCGAGCGTACCACCGTTGATACGCTTGGTCATTGTTTCAATATCCATTACATCGGCTAATTCATTTAGCCCTTTTTTATTGAAAAACCATGCCGCGCTTAAAGCCGCATATTCAGGAGTAGCCACCCAATCAGGATTCCCAACAAAATCCACACCCAAACTATGTCCGCAGTTTGCATAATTTTCCTTGCCGGTTAGTTGGATAATTCCTCTGCCATGGTATTTCCAGCCGTCGCCTTCTTCGGTGTTACCCATACGGCCACCATACACTTTATTGGCAATCTTCTCAGGGTTATTAGCGTACTTTTCAGCGGTATCCATATCAGGAAAACGGGATGGCCAAGTACGCATTAAAGAAGCCGCCGAATAATGCAGGTTTTCTTCTAAATGCTTAAACCCGCCGGATTCATGTAAACATTGGCCTAAAAAACAAGCTTGACGCTTATTGGTGTTAATGGAGTATTTATCAAAAGCTTTAGTTAAGGGCTCTAACCATTCAGGGCCAAGTCCTAAATACTGTAATTGTTGATTGTTCATTTAATAGAATCGTATTGTTGGTAGCAAGCTTGTAGGGCTACTCTGATTGTATCGGCGCGGGAAGCTTCCCTGACAAGAAATTCGCTGTCCTCTGCGAAAAGCTGGCTTCCATTACAGGCTTTGGAAGTTGGTCCATTGTTGGCTTCTGCGGTACGACTGGGACGCTGACGCAAGCTGACAAGAGCATCGGCAAGCTGATTATTAATATTGCGGATTTGGTCATCTTTGGCTTTCCTTATTTCGTCTGCATCGGCTTGGTATTGGTGTTCTTTGTCGCGAATAGTGCGCTCTGCTTTACTTTGTTGGTATGAACAGCCATTGATAAAGCCACCGCTAAATAAGATGGCCCCAACAATGGCAAGAATGGCATAAAGATTCATGCCAAACATCACCGGAACCCACTTAGTCTAGGTGAGAACGCGAATGTCGCTTCGTACGGGTCAGGTTTAGGTTGGACATTATCATCGACCAAAGCCATAATATTCCACCCGCCAGTAAAGCGAAAACACCGAGCAAAACCAATAGGGTCAATAACAGTAAATTGAAATAATCCGTTAGCTTTAACATAGCACCAGCCCGCTTTAGCATTGTCATTGTCTTTAATAGTCTTATCACCCCAAACTTTAGTGTAATAAGGATTGGTAAGGTATCGTATGCATACAGAATACGCAGGGTTACGCCATAACCATTTAACCTTGGACCAGTAAGAACGGCCATTTAAACGCTCAAAAGTTGCGTCACCATCTAATGAATTATCAGGGGTCATAAATAGGTTTAACCACCGTGGCAGTCGTGGCCCTCTACCCCAAACGCTACGGTTATCTAGCCATCCGTCTTGTTGCGTAGCAAATACTGGAAGTATAGGTGCAATGATGACCGCTATTAGCGTCATTAACAGGTTATACACAACTAAGAACGGGTAAATCATTTTATTGGTTCTTTAGTTAAATAACGAAGAACGGCAACAATTAAGCCAATAACAACAAGGCCAAAAGAATACAGTCTAGGGTCAAGCACGGATTGAAGCGTAGGAAAAAGGTCAAATAACGCACCCAAGACAACAAGGGCAAAAGAAAACCACATTGTCTTGGAATAACGCATTTTTTTCATCGGTCGGCTTTTAAATTTAATTTATCGCTAATTTTGTCTAGCTTTAAAAAAATAGCGTTGGCTACTCTATCAAAGTCATCACGCTTAACATAAGTTCCAGCGACTAAGACTTCAATCTGATTTACTTTTTCAGCTAATTCTGAATCGGTTTTTTTGAGTTCTTTGTATGAATCCCACATAGCTTTGATAAACCCACCAAGAATCAGATTGAGTATGCCAAACGCCCAATTTAAAAAGTCTTGGTTCATCGGTTATCCCCAAATAGGTTGCGGTTCAACAGGCCATGTAGGTTCTGTAACTGGAGTAATTACATAACCACGCAAAATAGCACGATAGTTGTCAAAAGCGGCTTTATTGGTAATTTGCACATCAGGCAATACTGACCAATCACTAGCGGCTAAAAGTGCTTTAGCTTGTG